CCCCCCAAATAATAAATTAATATTATAGTCTCGTAGGCTAACTGGACTAAACCATGGGGCTACGAACCTCATATTCGTGGATCATACCCGCGCGGGACTACTAATTTAAAGAGGATAACATGGCAGAACTTAAACCTTATGACCCAAATAAACCAAAGATTAGTATCAATAATGAAGGCTGGCTTGATCGTATGGTCGAAGCTGGAATTCCACTCTCTCGTGCTTTGAAATATTTCCATGAGAACCCGAATGGTCAGGCAACTAAGTTTATCAGTCTCGCTGCTGAAGATTTAGTTCCTTTCTATTCCAATATTATTAATAACGGTGATGCGACAGACTACGTAACTGAAGCTATTATGCTCGGTATGCCGATGCCGGGGCCCAAATCTTCAAAGAAAGTAATGACTCCGAAAGGTGAAAGAACTTATTATGTCAATCAAGGAATTCCAGAACTTGACGTAGAACGTAACCAGAAACTTAAACGATTATTTGACGAAACCAATGATATTAACTGGAGGGGAAGTGACTTTAATTCATGGTATGGTGATGACTATCTGCCAGAAGTAGGTGATACTTGGGCAGGATCTAAGGATTATCATCCGGATGGTGATGTCAATCGTTATGAATCTAAATCTATTGATCCAGATGATTTCAATAACCTTATGGATGAACTGGAAGCTGAAGGTGTCATTGATGCAGCAGACGATTATAAATTTGACGTTAATGATCAAGAATATGCAGATGCCAAACAGACGAAGGTCGATCTCGATAAGATATATTCTGAAATGAATGATGATACGGCTTTATTGACTAATGAAGGAAAGTTCAATGACGATTTAGAAAATCGCGGGCGCGATGAATACTGGAAGAAACGTGACGAAATAGCAGATAAATATATTAATCCAGACTGGAAGGGAACTAAGTATCTATATGATGACGCTAAGAGGGTAACCCCGGAACAGTTTGATGTTGAAAAATACAGAAAGAATCTGACTGATGAAGAAATTAATAAACTTAAAGAATCGCTATCAAAAGTAAAGGAAATGCGAGAAGTATGGCCGGAAGAAGCAGATAAGAGGATGGCTGAACTTAATGCGGCTATAGAGAAAGGATATACTGAATTACCGAAACCTATGGCAGTTCAGGCTTTCCCGAACTATGAAGCAATGTCTCGTTATCGTGCAGAAATGGATGCTTTACCGAAGTTCGAATATACTAAGGCAGACCCAAGACCGGCTAGCGATGTATTCGATTTCGTGGCTAACGATCCGGAATTAATGAACGGTAGTAGGGAAAGGAATGCTGACTATCCAAAATTACATGATATTAACTATATCTATAAACCGGAAACAGCTTATACGCCGGCTGAAGATTTAGTTAATGCATCCATAAGCAGATACACAGAACCATATCGAATTACTATGCGCGATTTCGATCAGATGACTAACTTGGTTAATGATTTAAGAGATCCGGCGCTTTATAATAAGAACTGGTCAAGTAAACTTAAACAGGAAATAAATGAACTTAAAGAAAACGAATTATTGACAGCTCAAGATAAAGAACGAATGAAAGAAACTGTAGATTATTACGCCGAGCAGATTCAGAATGAACCGGATCCAGATCGCCGTAAATTCTTACTTAGACTCTTCAGAAGTGAAATTGACGGTGCTGGTCTTATGTATGATGGTATTGAATAACTATTAATCGTCCATATTTGATTTCTGGGCAATCCGTGGAAGTAACCATATATAATAAACGCTCAATAAACATAACGAACCCAGGAATCACTTATGAGCGATTAATATACTAATTATTATAACAGATGGGGGCGCATGTACCAAGGCGGCGATCCGGTCTTGCAAACCAGATGTGAAGATTTCGATTATCTTCGTCTCCACTATCTAAACCTTACTTTCATATTAATCTCCTATAACTAAGACGATCTGAAATATGGTCGTCTTTCTTATTATGCGAAATTCTCGAAAAAATTATTATATATAATATAGAACGTAAAGAAATTTACTATATTTAATAAGGAAGATTAATATGATAGATTTAGAGCAATATTCAACATTAATTCTTATCGAAACCAAGAACGACGGTATTATTTCGTCATACGTCAAGTATAACGGCGATCAACTCGCTGCATCATCTGAATATCGTCTGGGTGTAAAGTTCGGTGTTTCCAAATCTCAAATCATCTGGCATCATGACTGTGGAACTCAGACTGAAGCGGTCAAACTCCAAAGACGTTATCATCTGGTCACTAAATTATTCTATAATGCAGGAACTGGTAACGTAAAGATTAATGCCGAACTCGCAATCAATACCATGAATTATTTACTTAAGTTTGATTCTCGTGACGATATGATCGAACTTTATAACCATATCTACACATATGTCAATAAAGATAATGATGAAGAACGTGGTATTCTTTATATCATGAAGGATTTCGCTGAAGATAAAGTATTCTATAAGATCGGAACCACATGTGAATCTAAGGGTGCTGAAGGAAGACTCGCCGAACTGAAACGTAGTCATTATCTTTCAGAATGTGCTTTCGTAGTCGACCAGATTATGACCGACAGTCGATATATAGCTGATTATTTCGAAGGCTTATTTCATATCATCTTTGCTGTTAAGAAGATTTCTTGCCCGAACCGTAAACAGAACGTCAACGGAAATAAATTTGATAACTTTGACGAAACTTTCGAAATCGATAATGCAGACGTTATAAATATAATGTCGGTCATGATGAAACACAGAACGCCCGAAGAATTTATTGAACAGTTTAATAAGATTAAAGGAAATTAATATGGATAATATAGAAGAAATTAAGAAATTACTGGATGAAATCAAAGGATCCATCGAAACCATCAAGGATTATCTACGTGAAGAACGTGTTAATTCCAAGGAAATGCAAGATAAGATGTTCGATACTTGGTTAAACCAATACGATGAAGGAACTAAATCTTTACCGAACTGGTATAACGAATGTGCTTTGCCGCCAACTCAAGGATGCAATATCTATAACGAAGATGGAACTCTTAAAGACGAATATTTACCAAAGAACTAATGAGGATTAAATATGAAATACGAAATTAAATACGCAATCAAGAAATTTGATGAAATCTTTACTGACCCGAATGCTAAACCGACTTGCATCCGTCAATATGTCGATGATGACGGTAAGGTAGTAGAGAAGGAAGATACTATCAAGGAACTCTTTCATCAGGTAGTAAAGGTCGGTGATGAAACTTTCCAGGGTGTAGTAGCTTTCGGAACTCATGGCTTTACTGAATCTTCACTTGATAATATGACAGCTCGAGAATTTATTGAAGAATATCTGATTCCTAATACAGTGACTATTAATAAGGCAATCGAACGTAAATTTAATGAATAATAAATCGTCATAGTTAACCTCCAAGGATGTCGGTCTGAAATATGACCGACTTTCTAATTTCTAATTAATCGATATGAACAGAACATGGCTATTTCCGTATTTGACTAATCAACCGGTGCCATTAGGATCGCCGAAAGTAAGAGCAGACCATCCTTATAGGAAACGTGAAGGTTTCCATGAATTTAAGGATAACCTTAAGAACTATAAAGATTATGACCTTAACTGGCATCATCTGACTACAGGAACTATTTGGAATGAAGTATTTCCGCAGTTTATGAAAGATTTCAATATCGATTATAACTGGAAAGATTATGTCTTTATTCCGTATGTCGCCGACGGTCATGACTTATCGTTTCATGAATATACCAAACCGATGGATATAGAAGTGATAACCGACGGTCATAAATATGATAAGCTTAGGGATATTGACGGAACACAGCTTACGGCTTATCATAGGCTATTCGTGGCGCCGCATCAAATCGCTACGGTAGTAAATAAGCAACCGTTGACGGAACGAATCATAAGGCTAAACTGTGACTCGATGATTATTCCACTTATACCGTTAATCGCTCCGTATTTCAGGAAGATTTACGTGTATGACTACAGGGATAACTTTAAATTTAAGGAAACCGACGATATAACCGACGAACTGACGTCATATATAACTTTCAACGTAATAAGGATATTTGGTAAATGAAATGTGTATTTAGTATAATGGATAACGCCCGTGGAAGAAAGATATATAACGAGATGATGGAATGGCTAAGACCAAACTATGAAGTAATGGAATGCTGGCATGACGGGTCACAGTTCGAATTCCCGGGTATAAATATGGCTATGAATTATTCTTTACAGTCTAACGAACCGGTGTTATACATACACAGCAAAGGTGCTGGAAACCATAACGGATGTCAATCGATTATAAGGAAGTGGTGGAAGAAAGAACTGACGACCAATAAGGATAAGTATATCGAAGCTATTAAGCAACATGACGTGGTAACGATGATTACGGGTGACGAGAAACACACATGGTTTAACTCTTTCATGGCTACGCCGAAGGCTTTCAAGACTATAGAATCTATGTTAAAGGAACCGAATCCGAACCGATATTTCTATGAAGATATGTGGCTTAATACGGATATAGATGTATATGGTGTGTTATCCAATGATATAAATCATTATAACGTTCAGGAAATAGGTAAGTATATTAAGGTGTGATAAGGAATTAATTATGCAACATGATTTCAGTGAAGTATTTGAAACAGATAATGAACTCTGGCAAAGGGTATTAGAAATATTTGAAAGAAACGAGAAGTATGATAAGAAGGTAGTAAGTAATCGAAACTTGCATCATAAATATCCAAGATCTTTCTCTAAGAGGAAAGGTGAACCGGTCGATAACGATAAAGATAACTTGATTAGTTTAAGTTTGGCTGATCACTTTCTAGTTCATTATTATTATTATCTACTGGCCAAGAAAGGATATAGACAGGCAATGGCTACAGCTTTCACTTTCATGGCTAAGAAAGGACTTAAATATCTGACGCCGGAAACAGCAGAAGCTATGGCCAAAGACTATGCTGAAGCAAAGGCTATTTCTGACCAATATACACATACTGAAGAATCAAATAAATTAAGGTCTATTAAAGTAAGTGAAGCTAAATTAGAATTCTATAAAGATCCAGAAGAACGTAGAAAGAATAGTGAAATGAAACTCGGTAAACCTCATCCACATAAATGGGGTCAACGTTCGGAAGAACAGATGAATAATTTACAGGAACGTGCAAGAAAGATGGTGTATGATAAGGCTACTGATTTCGGCAGAGCTTACTTTGAACATTATCATATCAAACAGCGCGATAACCGGAAACTATATCAAAGAGAACGAACATATTATAAGAAATATGGAAGGTATAGCTGGGATGATGGTAAAGATTTAACCAAGAATTCTGTAAGAAACTCAGAAGGCTAATTATTGAAATAAGGAGAATCAGAAATGACTACTAAAGAACTTAATAAGAAGAAGAAAGAACCAATTAATCAGGAATCTGATGTAAAGAAGGATCTTCAGGAAATGAAGATTACTATCGCTATTATTCAGAAACAGCTTGAAGACTTGGCCGGTAAGTTAAATATCGATACCAGACCGAATCTTGGCTATACCAAGGAGGATTTCGATGAGCTCGCAAGTTTCTACCATAAGAAATAAGCTATCGCAATGGCTTGAAGATAACTTTAAACATGTAACGTTGAAGAAGGAACTGGTAAATAACGGATCAATTATTAAGGTTAACCCGGTTAATATCGATTTGACCGTAGGGCTTATTTCTACGTCGTCTAAAGAAGATTTCCAGAAACTCGTATTTCATTATGCGCCCGCGGGAACTATTATCGACGAGGTGTCTGACGAATGGTATGAAGGTCATATCTTACTAGTCAGAAATATGCTCGCCAAGATGCTGCTCGAAGAATCTAATGCAAAGATCGCCGATAAATATATGTCTATTCTCGAACGTAGAGATAAGGACAGATGGGCTAAAGATTCTAAGAAACAGACTGAAGTAAAGGCGCAGTCTGGTAACGTCAATTTCGAATTTACTATCGTGGAATAATATGGATTTAACCAAAGTATCAGAAGAAGATATAGCTAAAGGCAGATGCTTAAATGCATGGCAGGGCAAATTTATGTCTATGTTCGACGACGACCTCGTTATCGTCAGAACGGGTGTAGGAGCGGGCAAATCATACGGTTTGGCTGCTTGGCTGGTCATGCAATGCTGCAAGAAACCCGGAATTAGAGGTATCATCATAGCTCAGTCTTTCGACGCTTTGGATAAGGTCTTGGTGCTCGATATTCGAAATCGATGCGATAACATGGGTGTGTGGTATAAGTATAATAAGAACGCCAAAGAAATAGAATTCGCTAACGGGTCTAAGCTGATGTGCTATTCTGCTCAGAATCCTCAAGGTCTATTAGGTCTTTCTGAAATAGCTATTCTGGCTATTGACGAAGCTGCTTACTGCCCGGAAGAAGTTTATAACTTTGCTGCTGACCGTATGAGAGGATCCAAATATCCGTCGATGATTCGTCTTATAAGCTCGCCACAGTCTATGGCCGCAAATAACTGGTTTACCAATATCTGTAAGAAATATCCAGATAAGGTCATAACAGCATCTTCTCTCGATAACCCATTCAGTGGTGATAAGTATAAGGAGAACCTTAAGGAACGTTATGGCGAAGGAACTGACTTATATCGTCAACAGGTAATGGGCGAGCTATTCGATACTGACGTAGCATCGCAGATTATCTTCAGAAAGGACTTTCCGACCGAGAAGAAATACGAAGATAAGCTTTGCTATATGGGTGTAGACTGTGCAGGTTTAGGGGCTGACTATGACTCTTTCGCCGTGGTAGATAAATACGGTGTTCGTGAAATCGTTAAGAGAAATGACGGTGATACGTTCGTCAAGGCTAACCTTATACAGACTTTAACCGATAAATATCAGGTTTCTAAATACTGTGTGGACGCGACAGGTGGCTACGGAAATGCTATTATTGACCTTATGAAAGAGAAGAATATACTCATGGAACCGATTAATTTCAGTCAGAAGGCTTTCGATAAGGATAAGCATCCGAACGCCCGAACAGAGATGTATCTTGAACTGGTAAAGGCTATCAGAAACGGATTCTGGGTGCCGGATGAGGTAAGGATGGATATGCTGGCTATGCAGTCGTCAATCAATAACCGTGGTCAATTATTCCTATTACCGAAGGAACTTGCCAAGAAGACTCTCGGAAGATCCCCGGACGCGGCAGACTCTGTAGCTTTGGCCGTATACGCTATGAACCACTTTGCTACTGAGAATAGTCAGAAACCGGCTGACGCAACTAAGGCCGCAGAAATCGCGGACCGTTATTTAAAGTATTTCCAGGTCTACGGGTAGTCTATTTATTATAGAAGTTAAATTAAGAAGGAATTTCAGATATGTATAGTGTCAAGGAAATTATCAGAGAAGCAGCAATTCGTGTAAATCTTGGTCGTAGAAATCAGGGTATGAATGACGGTCTTGAAGAAACCGGATTCCGATTACTCAAGGGTATTATTACTAAGTATAATAATGATGACCTTATGGCTTTCACACAGAATGCTATGACAGTCAAGAATAGTCAGATTATTCATATTTATGACGAACATGACAGCATCCATGGTGAATTCAATATGTATTTCGATAACATTGATGACCTCAATGCTTATTCTCTTACTGAAGAAGATTACATGAATAATGTTTGGGCTATCGTCAAGGGACAGAATGGCTACTGGATTCCGCTACCACATAGTGAAACGTATCTTTGGTCTTATAGGACTGATTTAGAGAATAACCAACGTTATGCTGAAATGCGCGAATACGAATCTATGGAACATGTAAAGATTCGTAATATGGCTAAGATTAATACGATTTATTTGGTTAATCAGGGTGATCATCAACTCGCTTATGAGCTCAAGTTCGTTCCTAAACAGAAGATGGACGATTTCGTCAGAACGGCCCCGGTTTATACTTTCGTGCAGAAATCAGAAACCGAATGGATTATTTATATGAAACCTTATACGGCATCGCTCAAATACGACGTCAAGATTAACTATAACGAAGGTATCGATATTGATATTAATGACGATCTTTATATTCCAGAAGCTTATACAGAACTCTTAATAGTATCTTTGGCTTATAAGCTGGCTTTACAGTTTCCAAGACTTGATACTAATCAGATGGACAGGCTGCAGCAAGATATGAGAACTATGATCGAGAATGTCAGAACTCCGAAGGCTGATGTCAAGGGTGTATTGAGAAATAACGGATATGGCTACGATAAGCTCACACAGGACCAGCTGATGTCTGGTATTTACTTATTCTAAGGAGATATACATGGCTAATTCATGTAAGTTAATTCAGAATATCGCTGGTAGTATTACCAAATCCAATATAGCCAAGGTTGGTCTTGGTGAATCTATCAATATGTATAAGGAAACTCAGAATCAGAATGAACATAGCTGTAACATATTGATGAGAACGGTAATGGGCGAGAAACTATTTACCAACCATGTTGAAGGTAGATGCCGTGGTATGTATCGTGTTTCCAGGGGATATAATAACCGACCAACTCTTTATGGTGTATTCGGAAATACTCTTTACTTAATTGACGAAGATAAGGCAGTTTATACTATCGCTACTCTCGAATCTCATAACTCTGAATGTCATATGACTGAAACCGGTGGCTACGGTAGTGCTCATCCACACTTGATTATCGTAGACGGAACTTTCGTATATTCTCTCAACGTAGGTCTTTCGATCGCCGACCAAATGGCCGATTTCAGAACTATTGACTTACCGTTAAGGGTCAATGATGAATTCCAACATATCAAACCGACCCATGTAGCTTATCTTTACGGCTACTTAATCGTCAATGACAGTGAAACCGACGCTTTCTATACGTCTTATCAATATCCTTTCGAAACTCGTCGTGATGAAGATGGAAATCTTCTCGATAATGAAGAGAACTATGACTTATTCCGTGTTCACACAGAACAGTTTAAGGATTATGGTTTCGTAACTTATTCAGAATGGTCTCCGGATAATACTATCGCTTTGATTTCTAACGGATCTAAGCTTTATACTTTCGGAACCAGGTCTTGGCAGGCTTTCAGCTTTAACGACGATAAGAATAACCCATTCAGCTCGCCGGATAATGCTGCAGGAAATATCGGAATTAAGGCCCCGAACTCCGTAGCTATGCTCGGCCCGACAGTCATCTGGATGGGATCTTCAGATATAGGTGAAGACGGTATCTTTATGGTGCAGGGAACAGAAATTAAACGTGTATCTACACAGGATATTGAACGTGAATTTACACAGTTAATCAACCCAGAGAACGGCTACGCATCAATCTGGCAAGAGCATCAACATGTATTCTACTCTTTGACTTTCGAAGATTCTAAGAAGACTTTCGTATATGACGTTTCTGAAGATTCTTGGCATTATCGTGCATCTTATGACGAAACCAATAACCTTACATACTGGCGATATAACCATGTAACTTTCGCTTATAACCATAATATGGTAGGAACTTTCGATAACGTATGCTATATGGACGAGAACTATTATAAGGAACATGACGGTAGACCAATCCTTAAGCTCAGACGCGGTGGTGTGCTTACGTCTAATGACCAACCTTTCTATATCGACGAAATCGAATTAATCGTCAATAACGGTCAACATAGTTTCGATAACCACTACGATAACATGGAACTCAATCCTAGGGTTTCTATTAGAAATTCTTGGGACGGTAGCTTATTTAGTGACTATGAAGATGCTTATCTCGGAAAGATCGGTCGTTATGACTGGATTACGTCTTTCTATAACATGGGTATGGGTAAATACTTTACTCTCGAGATTTCGACTACTGAGAATATTCCTTTCTCTATCCAGAACTTGAAGATTTCTTGGTCGCCGACGTCTATATTCTAACAGATCGCAATTTAGTGACTTTATATATTGAGGATAAGAATAGACTATATAAACTCATTGAAATGTGAACTAAACTCTGCGAATAGTGAGGAAACATGACAGAATTACCGATTAAATTAATCAGATATGACGAAGGAAACCAGAACGTTGAAGCTTTGAAGGGTAAATATGGATATTTCGGAACCGATAACGTAACGTATATGGTTTCAAAGAATATCTTATTTATCGTATTGAACGAAGGCGCCAAGGTGACTGCGATGAAATTACCGGAAGTAAATAACGGTTTCATCCAGCTATCGAACGGCGGTCGAATCAAGATAACCGATAATATATTGAACTGTGATTTACCGGCTGGTGTATCTGGTTTCGGTATATTATCGTTGAAGAAACTTAACTAACTCAATATATAAGGGAATATATGGTTAAAGAAGAAATCATAGAAAGATATGGATTACCATATTATGAAGAATTAAAGAATAGGACTAAACTTAAACAGAAACTTAAATATCAGTCTAGTAAAGAATATAGAGATTCTCAGAAATCTAAGACTCATGGACAGATGCAAAGTAAATATGTTAAAGACGGTCGTATTGATTTAATAGAGAATTATGAGCTGGCTAAGGCCGATAACTTTAATGGATGGGATATTCATCATCGTGATGAAATTAAAGTATTACCGTCAGGTATTAAAGTATTCAGAACTCGCGAAGATTTGATGAATAATAATAGATATTATAGCTGCCCGCCAAATGAACTTATTTGGTTAACACATAAAGAACATATAAGTATTCATCATAAACATGAATGCTAATTATTAATAATAGAAATTAATGGAGGAAATCAATGGGATCTATTATAGCAGGTCTTGGTATCGCCGCTGGAACAGCTTTGGCAAGTATCTGGAATGCATCCGAAGAAAGAGATGCTCGCGAACGCATGGCTAACCAGCTCCAGAAACAGGGCGAAATTACAGCTGACGAATATAGACAGATTATGGGTGTCATAGAGAAATACTATGACGAACGTCAGTCTATGGGAACCAAACAGGACGTAGATAACTATCTTAGGGATATTCGTGACTGGAATCCGTCTAAGTATGACTATGACTGGAAGAAGGATAAGGGCTACGAATCTTTCGATAATTATTTCGGTAATAAGACTAAGGAAGATTATCTTAATCCTTACTATGACGCTATCATCGGTGATACAGCTGACCAAATTCAACATAGTGCAGCTGGTGCAGGTCTTGGCCGCGGAACTGGTGCTGCTTTGAATATCGCCAAGGGTGTAGCTCAGAAATCTGACGAACTCTATAAGACGGCTTTACAGGAATATAATACAGACCGTTCACAGAAATATCAGGAATACTCTGACTATATTACCAATATGCAGAATCGTTATAAGAATCTTCAGCAGAATGATCAATTTAAGCTCCAGCTTGAAGGACAGCTCGCCAACGATTACTATAACGTCATGGATCAGAAACAGGCTGATATTCTTAAGGCAAGACAGGACGCAATTAATGCGCAAACTCAATATAATACGGCTATGGCTGGTTTAGGTTAATTTAAGGAGAACATAAAGATGAATTCAATTTATACTCGTGCTGATAAAGATTATTCTAATCTGATTAACGCAGCTATCAAGAACCGTATGGACTTTGAGAAGGAAATGTCTAAATATCGTAGCGGTATCGTCAAGGCCGGTCAGGATGCAATCGGTGTCATCGGTCGCGGTATCGAAACATGGGAAGGCATGTCTGACGAAGAGAAGGAACTCGAAAGACTCAAGGCTGAGAATGAAGATATTAATAACCGTTATGCTGAATATCTTTCTGAATCCAATTCTACAGGTAAGGACTACTGGACTAATCAATATCAAGATTACAGACCGAACGTTATTGAACCGAAACGTGTAGTAGCAGAACCGAACACTTATGCTTTACCGGGTAACAGCAATGCTAATCAGGCAGACTACTTTAATTACGTTCAGGCTATGAATGGTATCTTCGGAGGTAAATAATGGCTTATCCTTTCAAGAATAACCTTAATATTTCATATCAGGAAGCAATGGCTAATGACGCTCGTAGTAAGGCTATGGGCGATTATGACGCTATTAATGTAAATTCTGAAGAACTTATTGACTATACTCCAGGTTTCCAGGATCAATATGACGCCGATATGGCCAAGGTAGCTCAGAATAACCAACGTATCAAGGAACTTGAAGCTATCATCGCTCAGAAGAAACAGGATGAAATTAATTTCTCTAAATACCGTAATAACCCGCTTTATAAGGCTGCAAAGTTTGACTATGTAGTTAATGGTGACCGTAGCGGACTTGATCAATTCTTGGCCGATGAACGTGCTCGTGAACAGATGCTCAGCGCAGAGAAGATCGCCGGCATGAACATGAATAAATCTAAATCTTATGCTGACAGTCAGGATGAAGATAAACTTGAAATGGCTTTGCTTAATGCAGACCAGGCTAAGAGAAATTTAGCTAATGACCCGGGTAATACTACTCTTCAGGAAATGGCTGAAAGAACTGAACTTACTTATAACCAAATCGCTAAACGTATGGGTCGTAAATCTTATAAGGAACTCCAGGAAGAGAAGAATAACGAATCTAATGAAGCAAATACTCCAGTAGTTCCGGCTAAATCTAAGGTCGATACGTCTAAGGACTATATGGCTGAAATCAAACAGGCTACAGCTAAGGGTGACTATAAGAAGTTAACTGAATTACTTGCAGAACTGAATGACGACGCTCATAAGAATGAAACACAGTTTAATGACGCAAGAACGGCTGCTACTAGTGCTATCGCAGAAATAGATAAGAAGACAGCTGCTGACCGTAAGGCTGCAGAAGATAAGAAGAAGTATCAAACTGAACTTGACGGTATTCTTAATGGAACCCATAACTACAGTGATAAGGATAACGTCTTAGCTCGCGCAGCTCAGCTTGCTAAGAAACTCGGTAAACAGACTACTTATGGCTATGACCGTAAGACCGGTAAGGTTAAAGAATATCTTAAATAAGGGTATAACATGGCAAAGAAATCATATGTAGAAACTATTCTCGACGAACTTACTCAATCGGGTGATGTTGAAGCTATCGAACTTGGCAATATCTTGGCCAAGACTGATATTTCCGATAAGGAAATGCGCCAATATATTAACTCCGGTAAGGGATATTATAGCAGGAAATGGCCGAATGACTTGCTCGCCAAGATGCCGACCTTTCGTAAGGCTTTATATTCCGAACCGGTAATGAATAACATTAAGGATTTGGATAAGGCTTTCAATGACCCGAACTGGGATAAGGAATATATCAAGGGAAATATTCCGGAAGATCAGCTCGATTTCATCGCTGAAGAGAACGGTGTTTCCAAAGAACGTCTTAAAGAAATCATGAATAAAGAAGTAACTCTTCGCAACCGTGCAAGAGATATGGATGTAGATTTATCTTTGAAAGGTGCGCAGAATTTCATAACTCGCGCTATGTTTCCGAGATCTACAGAACGTTATCTTAAGGGCGATGAAATTCAAGGTAGAGATATTGCTTTGGATGCTGGTGAGAATATACTTTATATGGTGCCGTATGGTTTCGCTGCTAATGCTTTGACTAAGGGTGGTCGTGCTGCAACTTTGACTTTAGGCGCAACTAACGCTATTAACCCGACTATTACAGAAGCTGCTGACGCTTTGGTCTATAGTGACGATAATGAGAATGAACGTAGTGTATTCCAACCAGCTGACGTAGGTAAGGGAACTTTCATCAATATGGCTACTCCTTATGCTTTACTCCGTGGTGCAGGAACTGCTGGTAGACGTTATGGATTTCCAAACGTAGGTAAACGTATTGAAGAATTCGGAACTGGAACTACAGCTCGCGATCTTAAGAATCAGTGGGTCAAAGACGTAAAGATGGTTAACGAACAGAGAGCTAACCCGAACGCAACCCCGCTTAAGCAGAAACTTGACAGCAAATCTATCATTGAATCTAAGGATTATAAGGCAAGTTTATCTCCAGAGCATCAGTCTATCTTGACCGGTGAAGAATCACTAAATGGTATCATCTATCAACCGGGTAAATCTTTCGATGAGAAACTCGCAAACTATAATAAGAATCTTGAGAACCCGATTAAGAAGGGAACTCCAGAATATGAACAGCTTGCATCTGAATATGAAATGTGGAAACCGCCCGAACAGATTATCCAGGCTGAGAATCTTAAGCTTAAGAGAGATATTATTCCGGAAGAAATGGCTAAGAACTATGTAACCAATAAGGCTGGTGATCTGTTATATTCCGACCAACCAGATAAACTTACTCTGATAGGACGTCTATTCCGTAAATCTCCGAAGACTTTGAAGGAAGAACAGGAAGCTAAAGAATACGAAGATCAACTGAACTATTTATATGATAAGTATAAATTACCAGATTACAGAGAGGATAAATAATGAGAAATTTCGATAACTGGAATCGTTATCTTGATAATAACGGCAAAGTATTACATGGCTGTATTCAGGTCATGGTCAAGGACGGAAATACTCCAGCGCCGATTTATGATCGTGACGGTGTAGCTTTGGCCAACCCACAGCTTACAGATAACTTTGGTAGAAGTGATCATCAGATCTTTATAGATGCTGATGTAGTCGCTTATTTCTTCAAATATATCGGTAACGGAACTTTAGTAGAAGAACAGGAACTTGGAATCGATACGTCTGACCAGACCAAATGGAATCTTCAATATACTATTGAGAATCTCTTTGGTGTTAAATTTGATCTTTCGGCCAATACCATGACGTGTATTCCTAACATGGAAGCTTTGAGAGCAGTCAACCCGAACGTAGTTCCGGAAATCGATGGTATCAAAGTCATCACTTTACTTGGCTATAATAAGATCGGTGATAAGGAACCGATTAATTATGTATGGAATCCTAACTCTTATGTCAACGATAACGGTGGCAGTGTCATTATGTCTGATAATGCTTTGACTGGCCGCTGGATTATGGTTAAACCGACTGAACATGTCGACTCCAAACACTTTGGTGTATTTCCTCAGATGTCTGGAACCAACTACGAATATCAGACCTTAAAGATTAATAACCTCTTCGATTACTGTAATGCAGAGGGTTTAAGACCTTTCTTTAACGGAACTGATGAAGCTAAATATTTCGCTTATACTAACCTCAGTGCTATCCTTAAAGAACCGATAGACGTATCTTATGGAACTACTTTCGTTGACGATGGAACTAATGCTTTAAGTATTCCGTCTTTCAACGGCGATCCAATCTTTAAGAATCATAATACTCAATTATTTACCAGGACAGTTAAGACCAAATGGAATCCTAAGGGCAATTCTCAATATGATGAGGTCATTATCAATAATAACCCAGGTGATATGAGAGCATGGACCAATAAGATGGTCGTTATTGACGAATTCCATACCGGTCTTTCTTTCAATAACTGTGATATGGTAGTCAATGATAAGATTTCGGGAACCGTAACTATCGAGAATATGGAACTTAAGCAGGAATGGTTTACCACTACTTATGACTGGGCTAACCTTACGTCATTCAATAATCGTATCAATCTCGATAATTTCAATGACGCTAATGTCTATATTAAGCTCAAGAATAAACAGAATGAATCTGATTATGGCGACCTTAACGAACAGACTATTTCTAATGTAACCTTACTCGGCGGTGCAATAGCAGAGAACGCTTATTTCGATAACGTAACTCTTGCGGGTAATACGGAATTACATAACGTTTCTGGTAGTGTCATTATTCCGTCATCTCCGGCCAATATCAACCTTATTGACTGCTGGCTGACCTTTAATAATACGTCAAATATCGTTATCAATCAGTTAAGTTTAAGACGTGGCAATATCAATCTCGATAATAGCTATAGAATTCAGATACTCGATATTCTTTATATTGATAATGTCGATTTGAACGCTCAGCTTTATGTTTACGGTGTTTCTAATCAGATTATCAAGAACTCTACTATTAGAAAGACTATTAATTCTAACTATATTAACCTTAATAACTGTGTTATTGAGAGCGATATTATAAGCTATGACGAAACTGTTGAAGGTAATCCGATTATCAATTTCAATATTGAAGGATGTAAATTTACTAGTGGCTATCATTATTTGAGATCCAATACAGCTAACGCTAAGGTTAACGGTGCTTGGCTTAATAACGATTCTACTGAGCATCAACCGATTATCTTTAGTATTAATGACGGTATGATTAATAACCAGGGTGACGCTTTACATAAATATCGTTATAACGGTAATACTGGTAAATTCTTACCGCTCGCTGTTAATACTCGTGTCGTTAACGGAAGTGTCGGATGTTTCGCAAGAGCAGCTCACTTTATAGCAATCAAGGCAAATTACCACAGTCTATTACCGGCTATTTCCATGATTTATACTGGTCTTTCGCTTAATCCAATCGATTCTACTTGGATCGGTGGTTTCTACATAAGCGATAACTTTAGTTTACCGATTCAGATGTTCAGTATCGGAACTTTCATGGCTAACGTAAAGATGGATGTAAATATTAACCTAACTGGTGTAACGGGTTTCAGCGGTGTAACTAACGATGATAACCGAGGAAATATTAGTTTCTCAGTTCAGTCTTACGATACCAATATTAACTATAACGGTTTCGCAAACTATAACTGTGAGATTCTTCAGAATCAGATGATTAATATGCCGGTGCCGTCTCCGAAATCAATCGCTACTCCAGGTCGTGTATGGGGTGCTGATGATGAAGGTAGCTGGTGGACTGGTCGTGTAACTACTACCAATATGGGAACGGCAACCTTAGAAATCTTCATCGATAGAAGCTTAAGGCCGTAAACTATTTATTAACAGAATAAAGAGGAATTATGGAAGATAATAAGATTATCAACGAATGTAACGAATTCTTACAGAAGAGCAATAACCGTTATTCTGATGAAATGAATAAGGCCGTGAATAACCTCCGCCGTTATTCCGGCAAATTCTGGGATGACGAATATACCAGAACTTATCGTAAGGGTAAGAATCGTCTTGCTTTATCACTAAATAACTGGAATGTTATAGTTAACGCTATCGCATCTCCAATTTCTAACTCGCCGTATCATATCGAACTTTCCAATAAGAACACTTATGAAGGTCTTCAGGAACGTATCGACTTGGTAGAACATGAGAACGATAATAAGAGCGCCGTAGTCGACGCTTTCCGTAAGGCCGTATTAACCGGCTACGGGTTTATCGTTATTTCTACTGAAGCTGACCGTAACGGTGACGTTAAGATCGTGCTAGAATCGGTTAAACATATTAACTCCGTGGCTTTAGACCCGGCTATTAACACAGTCGACGGTAGCGACGCTGAAGAAGGCGCAATCGTTAACTATATCTCTACTCGTAAGGCCCGCAGACTTTACGGTGAAGACGTTATTCCGTTCGACTTTCCGAATACTCAACCTCTGGTTAACCTCAACGGTCTTTCACAGTGGACAGTTCCGCCCGACTCTGTAGCTATCGTATCTTATTATGTCAAGAATGAAGACGGAACGGTTAATTTCTATAAGATCTGTGGTAATAAGGTAGTTCAGAACGTGGTATTACCGATTTCGATTATTCCGATTATTCGTTTCGCTGGTAACGAAATCTATTCCAATGACTCTATTAACTATTCCGGTATTATCGACCAGACTTTAGCTTTGGAACTAGGCGCAAATATAGCTTACTCTACTCTTATTGAAAGATGCGGACGTAGTGTCAAACCGAACGTCATGGCCCATGTGGACGCAATCGATGGTCTCGAGAAGAACCTCGCAGCTTTAAATGATGACGATTCTATGGCTTATCTTTGGAAGGGCGAGCATCAACCGGTAATATTGACTGAATCTTTCCAGACTGGTGACCTCCAGGCTACTATTTCCACATGTCGTATGCTTATGGAAGACGTAACCGGTATTCCTTTAACTGGTATTTCTAATACTCAACCAGAGAAGACAGCTACTGAAATCTTACGTCAACAGATGTCTAAGGAATCCAATACGGCTAACTACTATAATAATGCTTATGTAGCATGTTATACTCTCGGTCGTATTATCACACAGATGCTTTCTAACGGTGAATATATCGATTTCCATCTCGAGAATGGACCGGCTGTTATTACCAGGCAGCTTAAGGCCCGCCAAGAACTTACGGCTTTGGCTACTCTGACTCCGGATAATATGAAACCGTTAATCGCCAAGTATTTCGCTGATACTCTTCAGGATGATGTGGGTGACGAACTTTCTAAGAATATCGTGGCCAACTTGCCGCAAGATATTAAATTCTTCAGTGATAAGGATGATGTCGATCCAGAAGCAATCCATGAACTCAATCAGATGAGAGCTATGATGGACCAGATGATGGCTGACCTCGAACAGACCAAGACAGAGAATGCTCAGCTCGCTCAGCAGCTTAAGAATGCCGAAACTAACCTCTTAGAGAATGAAGCAGCTCGTAAACTCGATATGTATAAGTTCCAGGTTTCTGAAGCTAATAAGATGCAGGTAGAAGCTGCTAAACTCGAACTCCAGGGTGCTAAGCTCCAGAACGAAGCAGAAGATAACATGGTCAAGAATGATATTAATCAACAGAAGGTCAATATCGAAGAAAGTAAGGCCACTATCGAAGCTTTGAAGGCTTATGAAGAATCAGAAGATAAGCTGAATGACGCAATCGCCGAAATGCAGCAACCTCAGGCAATAGTGGAGAATCCAAATGAAATTTACCGTTAATAGTGGAAATAAGAGCTTTAGCAATAACTCCATGAAGAATGGAAATCGTCTAGCAACATATCGTCAGACCCAGAAGGAACATGACGACTTGCTGGATATTTCCACTTTACCGGATTATCCTTTCTATGAACTCATGAAGGATGGACCCGAGAAAGAAGAATTTAAGAACTATTTGGTAGTTCAGGCTATTCAACGAGAGAAGGATGACCCGAAATACTGGAATGATGAAGAACCTCGTCAACCAATTACTCAGTCTTCATCTTGGGTAGGCGATATTGATTTCAATCCGGAAACCAACCTTATAACCGTAGCTTTAGGCGATAAGGGTAAGACTAAGACTATTTATGGAACGGCTGATGACGCAGCAGACTGGGTTAACGCCAAATCCATAGGACAGAAGGCAAATAATGATTTACTTGGTCATAGAATCAAGAAAGTGAAATCTAAGATCTAATTATTTCTATATCGATGGCAACGGGTGCCGATAAACCCGGATAAGGATAGTAACCGATGATAACTACAGCGCAAGCTATTGAAATGGCGAGCAAGAAATATGAAGCTACGCCAACGAATGATAAGGTCGAAACCGTAAATGAAGATACTGAAATCATCAATCAGGAAGGTCATGATAAAGTGGAAACCCCGAAGGATGACTCAACGCCGGTCAACTCGGAAGAAAGTAATGGCGGACAGACTGATCAAGAAATTGAAACTAAGGCTGACGGAAGTGATGAGCTGAAGGCTAAGGTGGACGAAAGTAAAGATAAGGCTGATGATAAGAACGATAATAAGCAGAAACACACAGATAAAGAGAAACGTGACTATGCTTATATCAGGGAGAAGAATCGTCGCAAGAAGGCTGAAGCTGAACTTGCCGAGCTCAAACAGAAGTTTAAATATTACGACGGGCTGAAACCAGAACATTTCAAGAAAGAAGACGGTAGTCTGGATCCGGAGAAGTATATAAACTGGAAAGTAAACCATGAACGAACAGCTGACGAAATCAATCGTCGTCAATCTGAACTCAATGAAATTAATAACCGTATGCTCGACGAAGAGAACGAACGTAGGTTAAATTTATGTTTCAGTGGTCAGGATGCGGATGATTATAATAAGCTACTCGAATCCAACGGACCAGCTTTCATGTCTAGTTTGAATGCTCGTGCTAAGGCGGGTGACCCGAGAAGCGGTATTCTTATGGACTATTTGAACGGTGAAGAACGTTATCCGATTATTCTTAAACGTCTTATGACGGATATGGACGGTCTGAGAAACCTCTTCAGTGCAAAGAATCCTTATATGTTTACTCGCAAACTTGAAGAATTCGCAGCAGAAACTTTCAGAATGCATGACGAACCAAAGGAAACTCCCAAAGTTAACGCAACATTACCGATTACCGGTAGGCAAACCTCCAGCAATCCGGCCAAGGCTGAACCCCAGGTCAGGGATCGAAATTACTGGAATAACTATTTAAGAAATCATCCAAGGGGCTAAACATTTCAAATATAAGGAATTATTATTATGGCTAATGAATTTAAGACTAACCTCAAGACCGACCTCGTCGCTCTCCGTTTCGCTGAAGGCGCAAAGTATCTTACAGCAGGATCCAAGAAATACTTTAAGGACCAGCTTAAGGGCAAACGCAACGGCACTACTTATCGTTTCGTCATCCGTGACGCAGGTGAATATCAGACTGGTATCTCTCTCGATCATGCATCTGACCTCGTTGAACGTTTCGTAGATAAATCTATGCACTACGGTAACGTCGTTATCGATACCAATATCGTTCAGAAGATTACTGACGTTGACTGGGACCGTGAAGTAGCTATTCCTAACGGTAAGAAACTCGTCAATGGTACTGTCGCTGACGCAATCAAGGCTGACCTTGGTCTTCAGAATACTGCTTTCGTCGGTGCTGGCTGGATGCCGCTCACTAAGGCTACTGGTTTCCTCCGTAGCATCTCTAGTGAAGCTCGTTATGGTTTCGTTGACCCGATGATCGACTCCATCCTCGCTGCTGCAGGTAAATCTTGGGAAACAGTTAACGCTGAACCAATCGATTCCGAAGGCTTGCTCGGTAAGTGGAACGGAACTCAATTCTACGATACTCAGTTCCTCCCATCCGTTGAAATTTCTGAAGCTCTCGCAGCTGAACTCGGATCTGCTACTGTAGCATCTTACGCAACTGGCGATAACTACGATACTTTGACTCTTTCTGGTGTAACTGAAACTATCCCGGCTGGTACTCCAATCTTCGTTGAGGGTATCTATGCATGTGACCTCGTCGGTGATAAGACCTCTGCTAAGAAGGCTTTCATCGCTATCGAAGACGCAACAGCTGGTGCAGTTAAGGTAGCTAAGAATTTCGATAATATCTCTCGTGGTACTCGCGGTCTTTGCAAGGCTGACGCATCTGACGTCGCTCTCACAGATTTCGCAACCTCTAAGGTTAAGGGCCCAGAAGCTGGTGACTATTTCCTCGGTATCGTTCGTCTTGACGGTGCTATGGAATTCGATGTTCTCGACGAACTCGATACGTCTAACGCTGATACCAAGTATGGTAAGAATGAAGGTATTACGGTCGTTGAACAGCGCGCAATCGACGTTATGGCTGGATCCAATAAGACTCGCTGGACTGTCGCATCTGTCGCTGGCATCGTTGAACCTCGTGCGGTTTCTCTCGTTCTCATCAAGGACCAGAATCCGAACTTGGTCGTATGCTAATCTAGCTTAGTGAAATAACATTATAAGAAATACCCCAAGGCTTATGGCCAAGGGGTTTCTTATTTATAGGAGAAAGTTTAAATCTTTACTTTCTGGTCAAAGAAGATTTCGTATAGTCTGAAATTATTCTCTATCCAGAAACTGTTAATATATTTATATTGATATTCCAGGACCTCGTTATATTTATTCTTATCCTTAAGGTTTCCAATTATCTTTCCGATATTATTACCGGTTTCGTTAAGCTTAACCAAATCATGCTCGTCGCTATACGGTGAATCTTGGAAATACGTTCCGATAAAGACTTTACCGGCTGCGCAAGTTTCAAGCATCTTCAGATTACTCTTGGAACGGTTAAATACGTTATTCTTCAACGGCGATATTACGAAATCCGAATTATCTTCAAGGAACGATAACGGATATTGAATCATATTGACCCAAGGCTTGATATTACACTTATCTATAAAGAAGGGTTTCTGACCCATGACGTTAATATCTGTGTTATGATTAATATATTCGACCAAATCAACTGGGAAATCGCCGTATGTCTTATTTACTGGGTCATAATGTGTATTAGAACCGGCGAGCAATACTTTAGGTCTTTCAATATCTTTATCTATAAATTTACGTGGCCAATGGTATGCATGACGTGATAACATATTCGGAATTACCCATACTTGGGTATCTTCAAATCCGTATTCGTTAACCAATATGTCTTTAAGTGTCTTGGTGGAAACAGAAATACGGTCAATTACGGACTTATACTTTCTAAGAGCTTTGCCGTTCGATTCATAGTCTACACTATTTCTGCAGAGATTATATGATGGCATCGAACCGTCTTTACTGGTAAATAGCAAATCGTCGAAATCTACATAAATCTTAAGCTTACTACTTTGACTCTTTACTTTGGCCAATACAGTAAGAAGATTCTCGGAACAGCATCTCTGTATGTATAGAATATCTACGTCATTAACCATGATGACCTCGCCCGGCGAAATAATACACTTGATTTCCTTACTCATCGCATTAAGGATCATGGCGGGCTGAATCATACGGTAATAACCACAGGCGCCGTTATCTCCAGGAACTACTATTACTTTCTTCATTATTAACCTCTATCTATATTTATGTTATTGACTTTATGTGATGTGATTTCGTCAAGATATTCCTTATAGGTATCGTCGATATATTCTTGAAGTTTCTCTTTACGGATTTCTTCTTTACTCTTATTCTTATAGTAGTGAAGCGCGGCTGTGTAACCGATACGATAACCGTAGCTGAATATTGACGAACCCTTATTGAAATTAAACTTAGTCAGGCCGCAAAGTAAATCATAATACTGGTAGTCTCTGATTTCTTCTTTCTCGGTCGCCGGTTTCGTCTTGAATTTATTATTCTCAAGGACTATTTCCATAAGTGTCAAGATATACCAGCCGTATCTTTCATTCTCGAATTCTGACAGTCTTTCATTATTCTGTAGTTTCTTGACCAACATGTTAAGATCGTCAAGGTCGAGATCATAATAACGTGTAAACTGTGGTGACTGATAACTAATTCTTAACTTACGTCGTCTGTTTGGATTCTTAAATAGTTTCATCTTCATGTTTATTTCCTCTTATTAAGCTATATATTATATATAGCAATCTATTTATTAAATTTAGAATTAATCTGGAAATATGTGGGCGAAACGCCAAATTATTCCGGAATTTCGTGTAAATAACTTAACCACAGCTATGCTTTGGAGGAAAGAATTATGGTTAATACTGACGACGAACAGAACTGGGCTTATCTACTCGCTCCGACGTTCCAATGTGTAAATACTAGCGGCAAACCGTTAACTGAAGGCTATATCAACGTATATATCCATGGAACCCGCAATAAATACTACTGTGCTAAAGATTTCGATGGAACTTTGCATCCATTCAATATCCCGCTCGATTCTCTGGGCGCCAATATCGTGCTCGCCCAACCACTTTATACTTTCGATATTTATGTCTATAATAAATACGGCAGCTTACAGATGTCTCGCTATAACGTCAAACCTCATACTGACGTGGGCGAAGCTATCGCGCAGCTCGTAGAAATCAGTTCGAGCGATAATACTGTAGGAATCGACAGAACTTCGGCTACAGGATGGAATCTTTCTATTAAAGATACCGTTGACCGTGTTGACGTTATTGAAGAAGCTTTAGACGGTTTCAAGACTAAGCAAGAAGAATACTCTCAGTCTGGTGGTGTAACCAAGACTATTACCAATATTACTCAAGACGAGAACGGTGAAATCAACGTAACTTATGAAGATATTGACTTGCCGCCGGAGGTGCCGACTGTAGAGATTACGTCGCCGAACGATACTATTCAGATTTCTTCTTCTACTGATCCCGAAACTAACGTTAAGACTTTCGAAATCGACGTAAAGAATTCCGGTATGGAATATTTCACAGGTAATTATGGTCGTAGCAGATATGAAACGAGAACGCCAACTGTAGATAAACCTTACATGGACTTTATTCCGTGTTATATCGACTCTTGGTCTGGATATGATTATAAGGGTGATTTCATTATCAATGACTGGCAAGCTGAGAATTCTTGCTGGTTTATGTTGAAACCGGGTCTCTACTATATTAATGCTATTATTCAGTTCGAGATGACTGACGGGTCTCTTCTTAATCAGGAAGGATGGTATGCATGTGCTCGTGGAAGTGGTGACTATAATGAAACTAATGACTATTTCTACCATGACTGGTCTAATAATTCCAATATTTATGATGTTGATGACCGTAACTTTAACACAGTTCATATTTCTTATGTAAAGAATGTAACTGCTGCGAATGGTCGCAACGGTATTGAATTCTGCCCGAAATTACCATACGGTATAAGCTACGTATGTATTAGGGAAGTTCAGATCGTCAAACTCGACAGCGCAATCGCAGCTAATGGAACTGAATATGTAGAAGGCCAAGGTATCAAGATTCTCAATGATATTATTTCCGTTCGTGAAGGTGCAGGTCTTAAATTTAGTGGTAACGACCTCATGGTTAATACAGGATCTGGTATCAATATCGTTGACGATAAGCTCGTTATTAACGAATCTTATCTTACACAGTTAATCGATAACCAATTCATAACCGAAATTAGTAATATTCCGGGTAGCGGCTTATCTATTGATGAAGATAATAAGCTCAACGTCAATATCGGAACCGGTCTTGCTTTGGACGAATTTAACAGAATTTATGTAACCGGTGGTGGTCAGGCGCAAGTTAACGCAGGATCTGGTCTTTCTATAGACGAGAATGATTATCTCAATGTTAATGCAGGTAGTGGCTTATCTATCGACGAGAATAATAAGATTAATGTCAATGTGGGTAGCGGTCTTCAGATCGTGAACGGCGATATTATTACGATTAATCCAGAAGTAGGCGATGTAGTCAAAACAGTCGAGAAGCTTAAGAAAGACCTCGATACTCAGATTACTCCGAATTTCGATATGCCAAATATTTCTCAGGTTTACGACTTTGCTGACCCCTCTGTTTCTACGCTTGCAAACGGTGCTTGCATGCTATGTCAGGCCTTTACTATTCCTATTAACCATGAAATCAGAACTGTAAGTGAAGACGCTGATGAACCGACTCTGTTCGGTATCTATGCTCAACAGTCTTTCAATTATAAGATTATGCTCGCTTTATATGAATATACTTATGCTAAGGCTGGTGAAGACCATGGTAGTTCTACTTATGTGGGTGATACTGGTCCTGTTAATGTATTACAGGGTGTTAATGAATTTCCGTTAAAGAATCGTAATCCGTCTATTACTGAATTACGTAGTGACCGTGTATATTATGCTACTCTTTACTTGCCGAACGCAGCAAGGGTTAACGGACTTATGCTCGCAGGTGCCCCGAATTATGGTAATAACTCTGTACCGGCTGAACCTCGTCTTTCTTGCGCCGTAGAGAATATTACTTGGAATAACCAGGAACTCGATATGGATGACCCAACTGCTACGTTAAATCATTATCAGACTTATACTCTCGACGACGTAACTTATTATAACTACTATATCGGACCATGGAATAGCGGCTATAATGAAAGATGGACCGCCCCGAGATTCTATATGCAGATTCGTAACGGTGAATATAATGAACCTGTTATTCCGGTAGTACCGTTCGTAGATTTGGGCAACGTATTACCGACTGGTGCTGACTTGGTATCTAATCTACCAGGATTTACTGCATCAACGTCTAATAGCTCGTTCAGGGATGTAACCCCGCTTATGAATGTATCTATTAGTTCATTTGAATGGATCGACGATATGTCAACCGTAGCAGGATGGGCTGCAGCTAACTGTGTATTTGACAGTGGTTTCGTAACCAATCTTTCCGGTAACTCTAATACGACTACTGACCTTGGATCCGTAGGAACAGTCGATGGTCATACTATGTATGCTCACAGAATTACGTTTACTACGCCAATTACATTAACGGCTAATACCACTTATCGATTCCTCTGTGAATGTTTCGATAGTTCAAGTTCGTATATCTTTGGCTGGACTACTCCGACTAACGTAGTTCATGTGGGTAATAACGGCTGGTATATTGATAACCAGAATTTGACTCGATATGATAATATCATCGGTAAATATACCAAGCTTACCGACAGCAATAATAACTCTTACGTAATTTAAGGAGAATGAAATTTATGGCTAAACTCAATAAAGTATGTGTTAATATTGACCAGACCGATCCGGCTAATGGTGGATTTACGAATACCGAGAAGGCGCAAGCTCGCGCCAATATCGGTGCCGGAACTGGTAACGGTAACTCAGATATAAACCGATATGACCTCGGTGGAACCGGCTATCCGGTAGAACAGTTAAACATATTCCAACGTTCGATAAATAACGCCGAAATTAAGGACAGTTTGACGTCTTTGGGATCTACTGTGCCAACGCCAACTCTAAATTCTGAAGAAGGTAAGGTACCGGTAGCTTACTACCGTGACGGTCGCGGCTATTTCATACTCGAGAAGTATAAGGATGAAAGATTACCAGATTCTTCTTCTTCTAACGTAGGTCAGGCTTTAATCGTCGACTCACATGGTGTTCCGGTATGGTCTTCTATCAATACAGTTCCAGAAGGTGGATCCGCCGGTCAGGTATTGACTAAGGACGGTAGCAATGGATATGGGTGGCAGAACGCTATTCAACCTCTCGCCGGCTATAACATGACCCAGAGGACTAATGGCTCGCTTAACTATAGACCGTATTACGACGTTAACTATGCTGTTAAATTCAGCTATAACGCTTATCCGTCTATGTATTCCGATACTACAGCTCATGAAACTGAATTTAATCTTGCAAATGGTCAACTTAAATGTAAGATTTCATATGCAACTAAGACTCAGAATTCTGACTATAACTCTATCAGGTTTCAGTTCAAGGTAAATACTGGCCGTGATTTGAATATCTTCGGAACTTATCATGATCATATGGCTACTCAGGCGCCGGACAGTGTTAACATATTTAACGCTACTCATGATACTGATACATATATCGGTCTTTATTCTACTGTATTGAACGACGAAATAGGTTTCGCCCGCTTTGCAGATAATGTGAGCTTTGCAGAATCTATAGAACTCCATCTTTCTTGGGTTAATACTAAGAACTTTAGAATGGATGACCGTATTACGATTACCAGATTTCATGACTATACTAAGAATATATCTGATAATTTGGTATTATATGAGAACTATTCAACCTTAACCTCTACGTCGGTTTAATCATGGAACAGGAAACTACTCAATTTATGTCGATGGTGAGCTCGGTAGATCCACACAGTCTACCGCTCGTCGTCGTTATTATCGCTATAGCTTATCTTTACTTTAAATTTCATAAGGTAGAAACTGACCGTTCAGAAACGAAGCTGCAACGCGATACCGACAGTCAGAATCTTCATGATGACGTGCTCAAACTGAAATTCGATGTTTCAAATCTAAACGGTATAGTCGACTTACATAAGAATAAACTGGAATCTATAGACCAACAGCTGGCTATAGTTAACCAGGAACTGGTCAAGCTCAACGTTCAGGTGGAACATTTGGTCTCGGCTTTGGAACAGCAGAACCAAATAATGATGAAATCTTTAAATAAGGACAGCTAAATATGCTCGGAACTTTGATATTCATACTCGTGGTGTTAATCCTCGGGTGTATTTACTTTAACTCTAACGACTGGTCAGGACGCAAATAGATGGAATCGTGTGATAAATGTAGCGAAGAATGCAAATATTCGAAAGAATGCTTAGGTGAAGGTGTACCGTTTCAGAGAATACGCAGAATTACGGGCTATCTGACGGGCGATATTAACACATGGAATAACGGAAAGAAGGCTGAACTGGCCGACAGGGAGAAACATGGAACTAATCAAGAAGAATAATAAACTCTATATCGATAATGTCTACGCATGCGACTGTATGGATCCAGGAATTCTTAAGGCTGGTAGCTATCGTCTTGAAATCAACTGGTCGCCGAAATTCAAACGTGAATTACCGTTAATCTATAATAAGGAATTTCCGGCTACCCGCGGATTCAGAATTCATCAAGGCAACTGGATGAAGGATTCCAATGGCTGCATCTTAGTGGGACGTAAAGTTTCAGAAGGTGTGCTCGCCGACAGTCTGAAGACCTTAGAATATCTGATTATTCTATTGAAACTCAATAAGGTAGAAACGCTCGTTATCGTGTAATAGACGTGTTATAAGGACTTATTTGATATAACCTTATAACTATACTCTTTAACTAAATAATCAATCCAGGACTCAAATATGAACGATATAAAGATAATTAACTGGTCTAATATATGTAACTATGAGAAGGTTAACGGTCTATACGTATTGAAGAATGACGTATGGATAGATTTCTCTTATAACTACGGTAAATTCAGAATTAAGGTGGATAAAGGCGGGCTAACTGATGGACTGTCTGTACCGAAGATATTCAGATGGTATTTACCAGACTGGGACGATAATAACGTGCTTTATAACGTGGCCGGTATATGTCATGACGGTATGTATGGGTCTGAACTGGTGTCTAAGGAACTGGCTGACCACATATTCTATGAAGGACTGCTCAAGGCAGGAATATCTAGTAGTAAGGCTACCGTGGCCAAATACGCCGTGCAATATCTGGCTGGTCTTCACTATGGACGTGAACATGACGATTTCGGTATATCTGAATATGTCTCTTTGACGTGTCTATAGCTGTTTAATCGCGCAGAAAGGCTATTCTAAGACGTTATTTGATTTAATCTATTAACTATACTGGTAGATGCAGAAATGGTCACAGAACGCAAATATGAACGAAATAGGATATGTTATAGACGTATATGTCGTTATAGGTTTGAATGAAGTCGCGCGGATGTCTTAAATTAGTGTCTGATTTGATTTAGATCGCAATTTAGTGACTTTATATATTGAGGAAGAGAATAGACTATATAAACTCATTGAAATGTGATCTAAACATGTAGTTAAACTGGTTAATTCAACCTCTGCGACTGGTTTGAAACCTTAGAACTATTTATTCAACAGGTTTACGAATGTCAAAGAATTTACTATATTTAGTAACGTGAATGAGAGAATTTAGCGACTTTCGCAAATTTATTTCTATAAATATAATGTATCAGGGCAAGAATATTCGACTGCTACCGATTAAGATCGCCCAATCACATAAAGTTTAATTAATCAATCCTTATGGTTAATAATATCCTTATGGAATCGGGTAGCAGCGAAACCATAAGGATATTTCATATGAACAGAATTCAATACATTAGTTTAACACATACCGATAAGGAAATGGCCAAGGAACATAAGAGAAAGTGCAAGAACAGCGGTCATCTTTATTACGGCGAGCTCACTTTCGATAATATCGTCAATATTCATGACGCAGGCTGTACTTTCGGTAGGGTAGGATGCGAAACAGATTTCGTAGTCATCGATATTGATAATACCACAGTCGATATTGACAGGGTATATGACGTCTTAAAGAATAACCAGAAATACCATGTTTCTTACAGCGCAAGCAATAACCGTAATAAATATCATATTCTAGTAGACCTCGGCTATACGATCAATGTAGACCAATATGCTGAAACTGTAGTCAAGGAATTTGAAGCAGTTAAGACCGTAGTATGCGGACGTGGCGATATAATGGTCCTCGATAAGAACGCATCTAATTTCTATCAGTGTTTCTTTGGAAATTCCGTCAACGACGAAGTTAACTATATCGAAACCGATAATGACCGTCAAATCGCCGACTGGTGTCATAAAGGTCAGGAACCGTTATTCAAGGAACAGAGAACTTGGAGAATTCCGAGCTTAAACTCATCTGACTGGTGTCATAAGAATAACCAGGGCGCAGTCGAAGAACCGAACCGTTATGATATTATAGTTCCGCAGATGACCAAGGGCCGTATGAAGCTTATTTCCGTAGGTCATCGTTATAACTGGTCTAAGGTCTTGGCCGCCAAATTATTGATGAGAATTCTTTATCTCAATACCGTATTCGGCGAAGACTGGAACCGTGATGACTACATGAACACTTGGAAGATGCTCGTCGCCAAGAATACTTACGGAAACTTTACCAAGGAAGATAACTTTAAATCTTTGGAACTTTGGGTAGAATCTCAATATAATATCGCCATGGGTAACGATTTCGAAACCAACCAGAGAATATACGGCAGCTATTTCACTAACACACAGGCCCATACGTATGTATCTCGTCAGTGGAAATATGAAACGGCTTTGGAAATTATCAACGACCGTCTCAATGACGGTGTAGTATGTTTCGAATCTACTGAAGAACTCAATAATATCGCCAAGGCTAATCATATGTCTACCCAATATATCGACTCTATTATTCAGAAGCTCGGCTATAGCAGAAAGTGCATGAAACGTAAGAACTGTGGCGAATACGACTGGATGGACGGTAAAGACGTTGAAACTCTGGCTAAATATCTCTGGTCTCTGGAAGTTAAAGAAGTCAAGAACGGAATGAAAGAACGTGTAGCTTTGATGCGCCGCGGCTATGATATTAAGGCAATCAACGCTGCAATCAAGAAACTTAATGCAGAACCAGCTAACGACTTAAGCGAAGAAGGAAAGAAACTCGGTTTCGCAATCAATAAATCCGGATATATCGATCTTATGTCAACCAAGGCTGAAGATATAGTTAATGAATCTATGACCGATGACGAAATTAAACATGTTCAAGACGTCATGGAAGCTGCTTATAGTGGAAATCTGAAGTATATTTCTAGTTTAGCTCATCTTACTGATGAAGAACGTCAATATGAAATGTGTGAATTACTGGCTAAATTTAATGAACTTTCTAAAGTTTATGATGAAAGATTTCCAGATAAAGAATTAAATAACTTTGAATTCTGATTAAATTACTATATTTAATACGTTAACAGAAACCTCATGTTAACAGCTGTGAAAATGCTAATATACCGGTCTGGCTATGGATGTAGTGACCGGTCTATTTATTTAGTCAAGCATGTGTGGCAGAGCGGTGAATGCGCATGACTGTAGATCATGTCCTTATTTAGGTTAACGTCGGTGGTCCGAATCCATCCACATGCAGAATTATAGGGGGCCCGCCCCCCAAATAATAAATTAATATTATAGTCTCGTAGGCTAACTGGACTAAACCATGGGGCTACGAACCTCATATTCGTGGATCATACCCGCGCGGGACTACTAATTTAAAGAGGATAACATGGCAGA